TACTCGTTCTGCAAAACGGCCATCTTTTCGTACTGCGTTCCTGCTCCTTCCAAAGCTTCGTTCAAGGAATCGTTCCAAGCCTGAGATGCTTCGTTTGCTGCGGTTATAGCAGCTTGTGCGCCCTGATTCATTATGTCCTCCAACTGACCCTCCCAGGCTTCCAGTTGCGCTATTTCCTCGTCTGTGGCCGTTCCCTCGGTTACCTTTGCCGTCAATTCGGCAATCCCGGAACGTAGGTTATCCACGTACCCTGCGGCATCATCCAGCATATCGCCCATCATCTGGTCTGCCGTATCTTTGCCGTATAGTTGCACCCACTTCTGATAAAGCGAGTATTTCGCCTCTGCGGAATCCAAAAGGGCTTGCAGGGCTTCCAGCTCGGTCTGCTTTTTCATCTCGGCATACAGGTTTTCCGCTGCCTCAATCTCTTTTTGCAGAGCTACTATGTCATTATTCAACTGCTCGCCAACAAGACTCTCACGATCCAATGCGCTTAAATTCTCCCATTGCTCCTGCAATTTGGAAAGCTCCTCACGCATGGCTTTTATGGAATCTTCGGGTGTTTGCGTACCGCCTTCTGCCTGTGGTGTTATGTTCCACCCGTGTTCTTCTGCGGTCTTGTAAAAGGCTTTCATCAAATGGGTGTAATCTGCCAAACCCGTCTGCATACCAGCCCAAAACTCGTCAAACACATCTATCAGCGCACCAGAATCTCCATCCCTAATAGCATCCACAAGTCCATCACCCAAAGCGTCAAAATAGCCCGACATTGTGGTCGCCCAAATCTGTTGGGAAACCATCTGATCCACAATCTCTCCAATACTTTCTTTTGCGGCAGCCGTTACCCGTGCAATGGATTCTTCCCCCGCAATACCAAATTCTTCCCAAACGCTTTTTACTGTGTTTAGAAGATTGCCCGAAATATCGCCAACCAATACCTGTACGCTATCCTGTAACGCTTTTACGGCTTCCAGATACGCTTCCAGTTCATCAGCAACCGCATTTAGGTTGGCAGCACTCGCCAGGTTCCCTAACGCCTCCTGCTCGGCCGCAATGTTTCTTAATTCGGCAAGGTATATTCCGAGGTTCTCATAACTACCCTCAATGGAATCGCTGATTTTATCCCAATCACGGTATGTTCCCCGGTCAGGGTCTGTGATGTCGCCCATGTCTATGTTTCCACCATGAACAGAGGCAAGGGCCATCCTGATGTTATTGATAACATCGGAAACGCCCTCCCCGGCCAATAGCAACTGCTCCGGACTACGGGGGTCTAATAACTTATTCAGGTTCTCGTAGGCTTCCAGAAAGGCATCATTAAGACGTACCACATTGTTAAACAAATCTTCGGTAAACCAACTATCGCCAGGCCCTGAAAGCTCGGAAATGGCCGTAAGGTTACGCTTCAACGCTTCTACCTTATTGTTTATCTTTTCTACGTATTCGTCAATCTTTGCTTCGTTGGCGGCCTTTCGTGTCTTGTCAATGGCGACCATTATCTGCGCCAAAGCAACCATCAGCCCTATTAAAGCTCCGATAAGACTTCCCGTAGAAGCACCGGACCCGATACTCTTTGCTGCCGTACTTGCCGCACTTGCCGTTCCACCCAACGTGTCCATAACTTTGATAAGCGCACTGGCAACCTTTGACCCTGCACTTATCAACTGGTTAAAGGATCGTGCAACACCCTCATCCATCCCTAACGCTACGGCAAGCTCTATCGCCTGTCCAAGCGTTTCACGGAACACTGTGTTTATCTCCTCATAAGCCTGTTTGGCGACACGCAAGGCAGATGCTTGTTCCAAAATCGCACTATTCTGCGCTTCAATGGCTTCTTTCATTGCCTTCCCATCACCAGCCTGTTTTGCCAAGTCATATGCTTTTTGGGCCACGTTATAGTCCTCAATGCTTTTAGCATATCTCTCCTGTGCAACTTTCAGCGCATCCCACGGGTTTTTCTCCACCAAGTAAGTGTTCGCCTGATCTATGGCCCTGCGGTATTCGGCAATTTGCTCATCGGTAAGGTCTTTATTGGTGCTGACATACTTCTGTGCGTTGTCGATTATCTGACGGATCATATCCGAGGACAATTCGGAAATATCGGCAAAGACTATTGATGCCTGCTGCCCCAAAAAGTCGTAACTCTTTGCATATTCAATCACACTTTCGTCTGCCTCTGAAAGTGCCTCATCCGCACTGCGTATCGCATCTTCCAATTCTCCCCAGCTTTGTTTTGCTATGTCGGCATCCTCGGTTTTAAACAGCTGTGGGCTATCCCAATGGGTTTCCAGCCGTTCGCTCCATCGCTCCCCAATGATGCCTTTAATGATCTCTTGCGCTTTCTGGTATTCCTTTAGCCGCTCCTCGGCACGCTTTTTGGCTGCCTCGGCTGCACGTTCAGCGGCCTCCGTCTCTGCAGCCAACGCCTGGTTTACTTCTATCTGCAGCTTTTCCCTCTCTGCCGCCCAAACACGCTGCATTAGCAACATATCATTTTCCGCAATGCCTTTTTCCTTTATTACTTTGGTATACCATTGGTTTAGCTCGGTCAGGCGGGCCTGTTTCTGCTCCAGGCTGGTATATGATTGCAGGTTTTCACGCACCTTGTCATCCACCTGTTTCATAATGTCCAACGCCTCACGCATACCCGTGTTATGCGCCTTCAATACATGGATATTTCCGGGAAACATTCCAATAAACCGTTCAAACCCTGACAGCTCCTTACTCCCGGCTATCACGTTGAGAACGGAAAAATAATCCCGTAGCATTATGGCGATTCCCTTTGTGCCTTCAACACCGGAACCGATTTTCTCCATCAAGTCGCCAACCTCGTTCTTTAGCATGCTCCATGCTGATGCTGCCGTTTCTGCAGCTGCTTTGGCCGCACCCCCAAACTGGTTGTTAAGTTCGGCAAGCATTTCCAATTGTGCCTCATGTGCCTTTCCCTCGGCAACCAGTTTTTTTATACCATTAATCTGTGAATTGGTAAACATAACACCCACCCGTGTCAGCCTTTCCAATCCCTTTGCCGGATCATCCAAAGCCTTTCCAAGCTGCATGACCGCAGAATTTAGGTCCATCTTGTACATTACAGCCATGTCCTGAGCCAACCGCATGCCCTCTTTGAAGACCTCCCCCTGGATATGCCGGAAGGTTATGAGCTTTGACATAGCGCTCAACGTGACCTCATCTCCAAAAGTAGTGACACGCTGTAGGCTGGATGCAAAGTCCTGCAACTCCTGACTGGTATATCCAACCACGTTCCCCGTGCTTTTCAGGGCAGCATTTAAAATGTTTACCGCTGCCGCCTGTTCGTTGTATGCCGCTATAGATTTTTTCGCAAGCCCAACAACCGCCGCCGTAGCTGCCGCCGTGCTTATGCCGATCATTGACATGGCACCCCTTAATTTTGTCGCTGAACGGTCCAACCCTTCTGACTGCGTTTCTATTCCTTTTATGGAATTTCTTGCAGATGTTTCAAGCTCCTTGAATTTGCGTTTTGCCTCCGCATTATCAACCTTTGCCGTTAGATGTATCATTGTTCCCTTTTTTATCCAAGCATTTTCATTACCTCATCCTCACTCATTGTCGTGCTGCCCCCCTCTTTCTCTTTCTTGTAATCTGTCCTCACGGCATCACGAATCATCATCTCCACGTTTACCCAGCTCAATTCCCAAAGAAGCTCATGGTAGGTACATAAGCCAGATGTTATTACGCCTTGTGCGAATCCCCAAAAGGTTTTTCCGCCATAGGTGTTTCTTTCGCTTTCAAGTCTGCTATCTTCGTTCTCTGGGAAACTATCTCCGGCAGCATTTTTACCAACTTGAAAGCCATCACAAAATCCGCATAGAAGCATTGCGTTACTATAACCTGTAAGAGGTTAGCCTGTGCCACCTGGGTCATCGTTGGGCTCCACATCAACATCTCCTTCCGCTCTTCCAGCTTTTCCATATCCTGCTTGTCCCGAAGTGTCGCAAGGGCAATCAGCTCCATCATGTCCTCGGTACACTCCTCGGCTACCCGTAACATCTCATCAAAAGGCTTATCTCCCGTCAATGCCTCGGCAGTAAGTTTCATCCTACGTATCAGCCCCGCTGCTTTTATCAGCCTGCCTGCCGAAAACGGGTAAATCCGCAGCTTCTCCTTCTTCCCGTTAATCTTCTCAATCTCGAACTCCAACGGGCTTTCAATGATCGCCTGTTCCGCTCTTTCTATGATTTTTTCATTCTTCATAACCATTTTTTGGTTGTTTCTTTTTGGGTTTTTCCCCTGCTTTGAACCCTGCCCGTGGTCGCCCACATTGGAACTTTCTTCCCGGCAGGGTTGGGCGGGCTTATAAGGGTGGCCCCGCACACCCGAAAATTAAGGCTCTGGTTCTGCTGCCAGAGCAGGTGTTGCAATCCTCTGGAAAGGCTCCAGCTCCCCAACGGGGTGTACCTTTGCCACAACCTGAAGGTTTACGCTTCCTGCCGCACTGCCATCACCGCCAGGGGCGGCTGCAATCTTCAGTCTTGGGAAATACCATGTCCAGCCTGTCAGGAAGTCAATCCTTACAGTCTTCTCGGCACAATAGGAATCCGTGGGCGACATCCAAACATCGGTTGTCGTTCCTGTTCCACTTCCCAAATACAGGGCTACCGAAGCGTCTTCCCAATCCAGCACCTCCCATGTAAGGGTGTCTATGCGCCCACTCTTGGGGTCTTTCAGGATAAAGGCAGGGTAACTCTCGTTTTCCCTGAATCGTTCGTTGAAAGCGGCTGCCACGGGGTTTACCGTAATGGTATCTCCCGCAGGATTCTTGACCTTCAAGGAAGGATAGAACTCATTGACGGCCATTGGAGTACTCTCCACGTCTGTCATGTAGATAGCCTTTACTCCGGCTATGTGTATGTTATCTGTTGCTGCCATATTCTACCTCCTTTATTCAGCGGCTACGGGTGTTTTGATCCTTTGCAACGGAGGGTTCGTTCCGTCAGATATGATCTTACCTATTGCCTGTATTGTTACATTGCCATTTGCTCCTGCATCCCCACCGGGGGCTGCTGCGATTATCATCTTCGGGATTATCCAGCTCCATCCTGTGACGAAATCCACACGTACCGATTTCTCGGCATAGTAGGATTCCTGCGAAGCCTTCCAATCGTCATCGGTTGCTGATGCGCCACCCATGTAGAGTTCAACGGTGTCGTCATCCCAGTCCAGTATCTCCCATGCCAAACTTTCCACCCTTCCCGTTTTCGGGTCTTTCAACACGATTGCGGGATAGGCTTGGTTCTCACGGAATTTCTCATTAAAGGCAGGAGCCGATGGATTTACGGTAAAGGTATCCCCTGCGGGATTCTTCACTTTGTATGCATCCGCTGTGTCGGTCTTCAAAGCTGCCAGATTTGTTAAGTCTGTTATGTGAAGTGCCTTGACACCTGCCAAGTGTACATTGTCTGTTGCCATTCTAATTATTTTTGAATGTTAATTGTATGTTTGAAAAGGAATAGTCAATATCCTCCTCACTTATAACACTTTGATTGGTTTTGTAATAACGATACCAGCCACCTTCGGAATTTTCCCCCGTGTAGTTGTCTATCACGGAGAGAACACTCTCGGTAAGGGTGTCTATTCGTGCATTATCCCTGACACGCTGCGAAACTCCGTTAATGGTCAGCAACTTGTCGGGTACGTAGATGTTGACATTTACTGTCGCCACCTGCTCCCCAATCAGCGAATTTCCTATTGTTCCGACAACGAGATACTCTCCGCTCTGCCCCTTAGGAAATACCGTTTTGAAAACAGGTATCGTCAGGTTCAAACCTTCCAGTATGTCCTTCAAATCCTTAAAGACGGTTGTCGTTATTTCGCCCTCGCTCATTTTCATAGTTCCCATTTTTTAGGTTTCTACTTTTTAGGTCTTCTTTAGGTAATTCACAAATTCCGCTACAAGGGAATCGCTAATCGCCTCTATGTAATTCCCGCTCCCTGCAAGCACATCATAGTTTTTGGCCTCCACATACTTGGCGTATTCCTTTCCAGTCGCCCAGAGTAGAATCGTGCCTGTCGGGTACTTTTTGGCCATCTCCCGTGCATACTTCTGTGATTCCTTCATCGGTACGGTATGTCCGAAGGCATCCACCTTTATCGCACCATTTTGAAGAACCAGGTAGCTTATGGAGTTCCGCAAATGTCCTGTCCTGTTGGTGTACGTGCCAAGCTGTCGGGCTTTCGCACACGCCATCTCGCCTACCTTTGAAAGGAATTCAACGGCCTTGCGGTCGTATTCCTGCTCGGCCCTCTGGCGGATAATGGTCAGGATATTCGGGTTGTCCCACTTTACAGCCATAAACTCCTGCTTTCAAAAGTCTGTCCGCTGACGTAGTAATCACGTACCACTCCCGTATGTACCACCACTCCGCTTGCGTTGGTGATAACCGCCTGACATCCGAGGCTTGAAAGAAGCTGCGCATCACTCGTATGGCTCGGCAGAATGACCTTGCACGTGGGGATGTAAACCTCCCCGTTTGCCGTCTGTCGTTCCTCCACCTTGCCCTGTACACGGTTGCACTCGCTCTCCAATAAGGTCACGGGAGGGGATGCAACGTAATTGCCGCTTTCATCCAGCTCGGCCTCGCCAGCTTTGGTTATCACTATCTTGAAGGGAAATCGTATCATGGCATCATATCACTTTACCAATCATTATACGTGTCTATTATCGGGGCGTTGAACTCATCCGCTACATCTATTCCGTTTTCCCGTGCAAGGGCCGAAATCCTCGCCCTGATACCCTTTTCGTTGTAGCTCTCGCTCATACCGTTGTTCGCGGCCGAGGAGAATGAAAGTTGCTTTACAAGGAGGTTTATCGCCACCTTTGCTACTTGTTCCTTTACGGCCACCGCCTCGGCATCCACGCCCAGCTTCTCGCACTCCCAGAGTATCTCGTTTCTGTCAACCCCAAACGGGCCAACTTCATATTTTATAGCATCACAAGTTTTCATCGCCTACATCCTTTAATCTCCGTCTTCGGATATTTTTATCAGACCCATACGGTCGGGTTTGTCAATATCAACGATCATGGCTGCGCCATATTCCATATAACGACCTTCCTCATCACGTGAGGAGGCGATGTAATGACCATTCTCCAGCTCGGTGTAGTTCTTCCCAGGGATCTTGTCCACCAGCTCGTAGGGTTTTACCCAGCGCAGGTTCCCTAACTTGGCGTTGGGGATGGCCGAGATATACCCGTCAGGAACAGCACTTGTTCCCTCGATGTACTCGTTGATGACTTTGATTCTGAAAGGCATGGCCACGGCTTCCAGAAGTGCGTTGCCCATTTCGGGGGTAATCATCCCTGTACGCTCATAGCTACCGAATTTGACAACGAAGTTTTCGCTGAAGTCATTGCTGGCTGCCAGAAGGTTGAACGTTGCACGGTTCATCTGAAGGATGGAGGCATCACGGCCATTGGAACGCCATCCGCTGATTGTGTCATCCAAAAATGTCAGCAACAAGTTTGTGGGGTATCCATCCTCTGCATCGTTGGCATCCACCTTGTCCAGCGGAAGCTCGATCTTGTTGATTTTTACCCTGTCCTTGCCGATGGTTGCGCTGATTTCGCTCTCGCCTTTGAACATCAGGTCAAGAAGCATCAAGTCCATGCGTTTGTGGGGAGCCAGTACACATTCACGGTAGTCGTCAACAAGGAAGTTGACAATCTCGTTCACGGTAGCGGCATCGCCCTTTTCGTTGAAGGTGTCGATCAATACCTGAAGCTCGGAAAGGCGGTCATTGTCCATCTGGAACTTGTCGCCCAGATAGGCCACTTCGCCATAGCCGTATTTCATGCCCCTTCTCTTGTGTAAGGGTTTCCCGGCATTCTTGTCTATGATAGAGCCAGCGAACACCCCGGTGGCTGTTCCGGAATAGGTTTTGAAGGTTCCGTCAGGGTTTGCACGTTTGGGGTCAAGGTAATTCTTCCAAACGATGTTATCCTCGCCACGGAGCTGTACTCCAAGACGGTCAATGACTGCTTGTACTTTTGCAGGTTCTTTCAATAATGATTCAATAGTTAGTAACATTTCTTTTTCCTCCTATCATTAAATAAACATAAACCTGTCGCCCAAAGATGCCTTGTCAGCATCGGTAACGGGGATGTACAACTTGTCCTCATCAATCTCAAAGGCACGCCCCAAGAGAGTAACACTTGCCCCTGTTTCAACCTTTACAGGTGCATAAGCCAAAAAGTTGGCGGTGCGCTCTGCAACGAAGGTGTCGGGTTTGTTGGTGGTTACACTGGTACTCCAGCTAAGAACCGCTCCAAGAGGAACGGAATACGCAATACCCGTAATGGTAATGGTGTCGTAGGCAACTTCAGCAGCTCCAGCGGCAAAATTGCTGATCACGATATCATTCCCTGCCAGTTTCACGGTCAATGTATCTTCTGCGGGAACTTCAATGCCGCTGCCCTTGACAATCTTCAGGGAAGTAATATCATCGGAGACATAGACGGCTGCCTCATAAACAACGGCCTCGTGAGCGGTGGTTACGGTTGTTGTACCCACGCCCTTTTTTACGGTTACAGGGAAAAGGACATCGCCCTTTGTGAAGTCAAATCCCGTAGGGATAGCGGCATCGAATTCCACCTCATCGTAATCGGCATTGGTTGTTACAATAGCCTTGATGGTTCCGTAGTTGGATTCGTCAAAGGCAATGTTGTCATCCACTTTCCAGAAGCTGCCCTTCTCGATTTTGATTTTTGCAAGTACATCGTTTGCCGTAAAATCGGCCTGAACCTTTGCATTTCTTACCACATACGCATTTTTAACCCCTGCGTAGTCATTATCTGCTACCACGTAAAGCGGTGTCAGAGGGGGGATTTTCTCCTGTGCCGACAAGTCGGTAACATAGAGATTAGCACCTCCGGCCATCCTGTACCCCGATTTCACGTTGTACAATTCTTCGGCTGCTACGAAGGCACTGGCATCATAAGTTATTCCTGCTGCCATAATTCTTTCAATTTTTAGTTAATACTCATTTCTTTGAATCACTACTTGCCGCCAGCTTTTCGGTTTCGGCCTTTGCTACCTCAACGAACGGATCACGATCCTTTTTCGCCTCGGAAGCCCCGACACCCTGGGAGCCGATACCCTCCTTGACAATGGCTTCCTTTTTGGCTGCCAGTATCTCACGGGCTTCATCCTCGCTCTCCACGGGTTTCATGCCTACCAAGTGGCTTTCAGGTATACCAAGTCGCTTTGCTTCGGAACGTAGAAACTGGTTGAGCTTTTCCCGTCTTTGATGCTCGGAAAATGCTTTTGCCTCTTTTTCTACTTCGGACAGTTTTTCTGACCACATCCGCTCCTGCTGCTCCTTGTACGATACAAACCATGACGGGGGTGATTCATCCTCGGTAATGGTCTTTTCTTTTGGTTCATCAGGTTTTTCCTGTTTATTCCTTGATTTCAAAAGCTCAGCCGCCTTTCTTTCGGCTTCAACCTTAACCTTCTCGGCCACGTCATGGTCAAGCTGCCCGGCAAGTACCCGTAAGTCCTCCACCGCATCAGACAAAACGTCTTCCGTCAGTTCCTCGTCAGTTTTGATTTTCGCTGCCAGTCGTGCTGCCTTGCTCCTGATAGTCCTCTCGGACAGGGCGGTTTTTCCTAACCCCTCGTTAATTTTCTGGTAGATTTTTTCTTCCATCTCTTTGTTCATTTTTGGTTATTATCAAATTCGGTTTTTCCGATTTTCTATTTTGGGCATAATGCCCTATCTATATTCAAAAAAAATTACTTCTTCTTGTTGGGAACAAACCCCCAACGTATCAGCTCGGTAAACACCGTATTCGCCATCCATTCCATTATATATGCGTTGTTCTCGGTATTCTCGAACCCTGTGTTCAAATCCCTCTGCTTGGCTAAAATATCGGCTGCATGGCGCAATTCATGGACAATAACTCCGTAGGTCATCTTTTCGTATTCATGGTCAAAGTTCAAGACAATGAATATGCTTTCCACTCCTTTGTAACTCATCAAAAGCGTATGTCCGTACAACTCGCCTTTGCTTATCTCCTCAAAGTTCGGGATAAGGGTGCATACCTTTTCGTAGTCGTTGCTTGCCACTATGTATAGCTTCCCTTTGTAAATCGGGATGTCCTTTCCTTTTATGTAATAATGCAACTTCATTGGCTGGCCAGCTCTGATTCGTTTATTCCATCGTTTTCCCCACATATTTTGCACTGGTCATACAGGCAGGGGTCAAACCCGTAATATCCAATATACGTACACGCAATGCCGCCAGTTTTCGGTGTGCTCCTGTAATATTTACAATGCTTAACCCAATAGCCGTTTTCAAGCGGCTCTATTTTGTTGCGCTCGTCATCCGGCACATAGCAATATAAGCCCTCTGGAATTACGGATGTGTTACGCTTAACGCCAAGCATGCGCAGCAATTTTGCGTACCTTGTTTCAGTGTAATACCATATTAACCTTAACCCATTCCTCATCAAAACACCTCTTTTAAATACTTCTCATTCTCCAAAATAAACCACGGCATGGTTTCCCGTGTCGCTGCCTGTGATATTCTTTCCCTGTTTTCCCTCACCCAATTATTGAACGGCTCGGGGGTTTCAACCCTGTTTGTTGCGTACTGCTCCTCACCTAACGGGGCATCCGAGATAATCGGGGTGGCCGTACACAAGCAATTCGGGTGCCAGCCGAGAAACGTGAAATCCTTTGGATATTCCCCAACCATCGCATCACACAACGGACAAGGGTACGAGCTGCCACGCTCCACCCTTATACCGACAACGAAACTCATTTGGCTCCATCGGTCATGGTCGGCCTTGTGGTAAGCCCTGTTCATTGACGTTCTTGCAAGGCGCATGGCGTTCTGGTGCGAGCTTCTGTACACTCCTGCTCCGGGGCGGTAGTTCTTCGCTGCTCTACTTAACTTCAATTCCCCGTGATTATCCCTTACCCTTCTATACAACCTGTCAGGGTCGTTCAAATACCTCCTTAAATCTTTGGTTATCGCTGCCGCTCCCTTGCCCTCACGGATTCCTGTGTCCAATAAAAGCTCCATCTGTTCCCGTAACCCCTCACCCAGCTTCCACACCCTCGTAGAAAGTCTTTCCCCGTGAAGAATGGAATTGGGGGTTATCATCTTATCGGAAAGTTTGCCCGTAGCTCCAACGGCTTTCAAAAGTGCCTTGCTCTTCATCTCTGAAAGCCCAACGGCAACACTTACCCCACCTGTGTACAAGGCTATCAAGTCGGCTCTGAAATCTATCAAAATGCTTTCCACCTCCGAGTGTGCCCCAACACTCTTAAATGAGAATATCGCATCGTTGACCTCATACTTCGCACCCAAAGCAATAAGCATACGGCTGTACTTCTCGTACAGAGCATCTATCTGTCGTGCCAGCTTGTTGGCTGCCGCCCTTGCCTTTCTGTCGTGCCAGTTCATCTATCTAAAATGTCGGTTCGGTAATATCCATCAATCGTAAGTTCTGTTGTCTTTGTTGTTCCTGCGCCTTTTCCTGTGCCAAACGCTCCAGCTCCTGCCCGTAATCCTCCACCAACGGGTTCTGACGTACAGCACCCTCTAAACTCATAAAGCCCCCATCCACAGCTGTCTTTATGTTGGTCAAATCGTCAAGCACGTCATCGGGCATCGGGGAGGCGAATTCATAACTTACATCCAAAAGGTCTATCTTCCCGTCTGAATCCATCTTTGGGAACAATACCTTCATTATCGCCTTTATAAGATTGATTTCCCTGTCTATCAGTTCCCCGTATCTGTCCTGGTGGTTTTTGGCCTTTAATAGGGGGGCCATGAACACATACTGCCAGGCCTTTCCACTTGGTACACCCATGTTCTTTATGGAATCAAAACTTATGTCAGCCGAGAAGGTCATCCCGTAAATCAATCTTTCCAAAGTATGGTACTCGTTGGTTCTGTTCTCAGGAGCGGTATCGTAGGTCAAATACGCCACTTTTCCGCCATTCTGAACCTGTATGACCGCTCCCGTGTCCTCGGAATCGGGTAGTCCTTTTATGATTCCTTCTCCAACCAGTTTGGGGTCAGCGAAGTAGTCGTTCACATCGGCATCCTTGCATTGTATCTCCTCCCTTCTCTCAATCAGCGGCTGCACACCATCCCACTCAACGGGTTGCTCATAGATAATAACAGGAATCTTGCCGATGAAGTTTGTTTCAACATCTACTTTCCAGCCTATGCCCGAAGTCTTGCCCCTGTATATCTGCTCGCTTGTGTAAACGTCAAAGTGTTTCTCTGTTGTCTTGTCGTTATTGGTTGTTTCGTAATACCGCCCAAAGACTATCAATTTTCCGAACTCGTCTTTCTTGTAGTATAAGTGGTCGCCTTTTGAATAGGCCAGAACCTTCGTTTTTAAGGCTATGTTTCCACTTTCATCAAGGTACAGGTGGTACAGCTTGGCAGATATGGTTTCCGCCCCTGCAAGGGTTTTTGCCTCCCGTATGGTGCTGTGGAATCGGGTATTGTTGATAATCCCCATGAAAGCCCTGAAAGCCTCGTCTGTGTCCTTGTTGTTATTGGAGAATGTCCCCTCCTGGCCAAAGAGAAATGCCGTTGCCTGCTGGTTTATCATTCTTTGAAAAGGTATCGGCAGCTTTGCCGTTTTCTTCGGCTCCTTGCCTTTTCTTTTCTTGTCGGGCCTGTTGGCTGCATCGTGCAGCGTGGGGTCGTACTGCGAGAGAGCTATGCCTATGCGGTCATCAAAGTTCTCCAATCGGTCTTTGACACGTGTCAAATCCGATTCGCTCAACAATTCGACCAGTTCCTGCTTGCGACCCAATGCTGCGTTCAGCTCGTTCTTCAATACCTTTATTACGTTACTTATCTCTATTGACATGGCATCTATTTTTACGGCTTCTATTTTTATGGCCTCTATTATAGTCCTAAATCGTCTTTGCTTATCGGCCCCACGTTGCGCCCAAGTGTCTTTTCATACACCACATACCTTGCAGCATCCATGGCGTGGTCAAACTCCTTTACAGGCTGGTTGACAAACCCGCCATCCTTGTTCTGCTCCCAGACGTAGTTCTTTATCTCCCTTATCACATTGTGGCTGCTCCGCGTGATATGTATGTCAAGTGTCTGCATCTTTGTTATCCCCGCCTGAACACTCCCGGCAGGCTTGCTCACGGGTGTCACCCAAAGCCCCGCATTACGCAACTCGGCAATCATACGTGGGTCGGCACTCTCGGAAACAATCTCCTCACGATAGGGAGCCAGTGCGTCTATCAAATCATCGGTCAACATATGTGTCGCATAGAACAGCTCGTGCAGGTATATCTCCCCCGTGTCTGTGTCCAACCCTACCAGGACCGCTGCCGAAGGGTGGTTTGAAAAGCCGAAGTCCAACCCTATGTAACGCTTGCGGATCGTTGGGGGAATCTGCTCCACCAGATCCCAATTCGTAAAGACGAGCCCCTCAACCATCGACTGCTGCCCCTGTCCGTAGATTGTCCACAAGGAGCGGTTCTTGTCTTTCAAGTCCTCTATCTGGTCAATAATCCTCTGTTCCAGAAACGGGTTGTCCTTATAGGTGGTTACAAAGTGGAACGTCTTTTCATCCTTGTTCAACTTGCTTATCCAATGCTCATCTGTAAAGCTCGGATTGTAGTCCAAAACGGCCAGTTGTGTGGTACGCATCTGTAACTGCTGCCACTCGATAAACGTTAATTCATTCGCCTCGTTGACAAAAAGTATATCACGCTTCCTGCCCCTTAGTTTCTCCTCGCTATCGGTCGAGAAAAACTCAAACCAGCTCTTGTTTGGCAGGGTGTATATCAGGTCCGATTTGTTAAATGCCGAATCATCCCATAGCTCCATGCGCAAAAGAATGTCTTTGAAGTCCCTCAATACGGAACCCTTCAAAGCGGGTAGGGTGGCACGGACTATGGAGCAGGATGTTTCCTGGTTCCTTAGAAGCCGCTGAACGAGCCAAAGGACAATGTTGTATGTCTTTCCCGACCGTGAGCCGCCTTGTGCGGAAATCACGGAAAAGTCCGCTGCCGCCTCTTCCATCCTTTGAAAAACACTTGTCGTCTTTATCCTAACTTTCTCCATTGACCACCTCTATCTCTATCTTCGGCAAAAGGTCTTTACCGTCTTTGCCTGTTAATTCAATGTAGTTCTGGTTCAGCATCTTCCTTTCTTCGGGTGTGCAGATAAGCCTGTAAAGTGCCAAAAGCTCGGATGCCTTTGGCGATTTATATAACTTTGCCCGTATTGCGGATTTGGTGCGAATCTTGTTTTGCTCCAATAGGTCTTTTAGGTTGTTATATTCGTTTGAATCAACTGGGAAAGCATCATAAAAATAAAACTTGCTACACGGTATAAACGCAATAATATCCTCAATAAAAAAAAGGTTGTTTTCCTTTATTGCGGTTTGAGCCTGCTGATATATTTTATCCCTGTCAAATGCCATGCCCTGCATCAATTATTTGTTAATTACCCTTTTTATCCAATCCTTGTGAAACTCAAATACCTGCTTGTTATTACGGTGTCGTATTCCGTTTTCTCGTCTTTCCAGTCTTGCCTTATATCCCACATAAACAATCCGCCCTTTTGCCATAGGCTACTTCGTTGTGTTGAATGCTTCGCAATCGGAGGTCTTTCCCCCGACAATCATAGAAACCCCGAAAAGGGGCAGTAGGATGAATAATGTTTTGCCTGTGTACCTTCCCTGCAACCCAATAGTTGTTTAAGTTAAAATAGCACCATTTTACACAATGGCCCTATATGTAATATAATCATTTTTTCGCACATACGCAAATGCAATACCCTGTTTTCGTATATTAACTATTTGATTTTCAGTCTTTATCAATACCCATTTTTATACGCTCCGATAAATCCTCCATACGCTCTAAATCCTCATATGTGCCATATCCCATATCAATAGAGCGGAGTTCTCTGAAAACACATATATACTCCTTTATGTATTTCGGTTTTCTTTTTCCGCTCATAGCTAATCGCCTCCTGTACGCTTTTGCATACTCCCTTGTCGCATTTTCGGGCTTTACCAGAATTTCGGTCTTTACGTCAATTCGCAACCTTACAAGCCCGTTTTCCCCACTATCAGAATCCTTGTCCATCAATACACCCTTTTGAAAAATACTGAAACCCCGTCTTTGCGATCAGGCTTTGAACATTGCACCTTTTCACACTCCTTCTGGTGGTTTTTCAATGAACATCCATCGCAATTCTTCGCATCCCTTGGCCTCGGGTAGGGTCTATGCCCCTGGCCCCCGATTTTCAAAACATCTCCAAGTCCTACATATTTTGTCGGCAACTCACTTATTCCCGCATACCGACTTTCTGTTTCCTCCCTTTGTTCCCTTACAATCTCAATCATTCCTTACCCTTTTTTGTTTTGTTTTTACCCTAATGTTCCTTTTTTGAAGTTGAAAAAGTTATACACACCGAACACCCTTTCCACATCCTGAAAGGTTATGTCCTCGGTTTTCCTGCCTACCGAGCAGACAACCTTGTTGCAGCCCGTTTCCGCCCCGTTTTCGCCTATACAGGCAACGGATAGCCTTCTGCCGTCTTTGGCGTCCACCTCAATCCCCGATAGCTTGTAATGCCCGAAAACAAAGGAAATATCTCCAAAGGTCAATTCCACCGGCTCCCCGTCTTTGTTTGAGCAGGTTATTTTATTGGAGCCGTCTTTCACGCTTTCCCCGATACGCAGCAGACTGAACAACCTGCCGTCTGTTGTTAAAACCCTTATCTTGTCCATCAGCTTTATGTCGTATATTTTTGTCGTCATTGTTTTTCGGTTAATTTATTTTCTACGTTTCCATGAAGCTCCACATACTTATCCTTTGCCATTTCGATAATCTTACCACGTGAGTAAAAATCCCTATCAACATATATCTCGTTCATGTATTCCAGAAATATTGTCGTCTTATTGGTGTCTGAATCTCCTGTATTCATTACGTGTTTAACATCCATTTTTCCGCCACATATCGGACATAGCGTATTGGTTGTTTCTGTTTTCATTTGTCTCTTATTTATAATTTAATTGCGACATCCGCCATTCCGCATCTTTTCAATTCATCTAACAGACACACCAAAAGTGCCATCGCCGATTCATTTGTTATACCAACGGTTGTAACAACCATCTTATCACGTTCTAAATTGTGGAATGAGCGTGGGTGCGTATCGCCATCCACAACTAAAAATTCCACATTAAAACCCTCTCCATCCGAGGAGCGCTGAACAGTAACCCTGCGGTTTTTTGTTTTAGCACTTGTTGCGTTTGAGTATTGAGTAATTCTCATTGTTGTCATTGTTTCTTATTTTCTATTTCCGCATAACCTGCCTTCTTTTGTCAATACCCTTATTTTCCAATCCAAATCTGGGCGCTTGCGATGTTTGGATTCTATGCGTTGCTTGATTTTTGATACCAATATGCCTTTTTCAAGAGCTTTCTGTACGGGGTTGAGTTGTGTCTTCGGTTGTTTCTTATCTTCAATCAATCCCATTCCCTCAAACGCTTTTCCTCCAAAGCGCATAAAATCCACGCACCATTTGGCGTAGTGTGCAATCATAAACGGCAAGCCAAGTATCATAAAGAACGGCAAGCCGATAAGTCTGTAAGGTAAATCTCGTATGTTCATATTTTAAGTTGTGGTTTAATTTTGCATTGCATATTCAAAGTTCGCCACTCAAAACCCCTTCATGCTGCTCGCTCGTGCTATCCACATATAGCTGTAATTGATAATTTTTTACCGCCTGTTCTATTATGGATTCCACGCATTCCGAAACCTCGAACTTTATGGAATTTACCAAGTCGGTTATGGATTCTTCACCCACCCTCACCGGTGTTGCCATCGCCAACCCAATAAGTGTTTTCGCATAATCTTCAATAACCTCTTGACACTCATTACGAATTTCATTCGCTTGTTCTGCGTTTTTCACATCAACCCTGCTGATGTAAATGTCGCTTTTGAAACCTGTTCCCCATCCCATGATTTAATTTGTTTTAAATTTCGCCTCGTAAAACCCTTTCATACTGCTCCTTTGTCCCATCCCATTTGATGGCGTTGTCCCAATAAAAATCCATGTGGTCAACATAGCTGCCTTCTACAAAATGCCGATAAACAGCTATAAGCGCAAAACTCGGATCGTGATCCCAAAAAATCGCTAAATCCCCCTCTTTAAATTCCTGTTCCTCGTTTTCCACCTCAACGACAAGGTAATTCTTGCCGTCAATTACTTTTCCCTGAATAGTAGCCTTGCTGCCTTCGGGAAGTTCTAAAGTTGTGTTCATATTGTTTTTCATGTTTTATTATTTTTACTTTTCCAGATTATCATATATCCGCCTAAAAACTGGGTAAAGGGATAACTCCTCCAACACATTCCCGCTCCCATCTGTTGCTTTTGCAAGAAGAAAAGAATCAAAATGAATACTATGCCATCCGTCTTTGTCGGTTGGCTTCTCCCCTGAAACCATAAAAGATTTTTGGTAATGCTCATAATTTAACTCTCCATAATAACCCTCCCTGACCATTAACCAACATTCCTTAACGCCTACGTCAAAATTCTCCACACCCTCATACTCCCAAATAACAAAGTCCTTAAATAGATTGGGAACTTGAATCATAAGACTTATGAGGTCTGCCTGTTGGCGAGTCCATATGTGCTTTGATGCCTTTCGGTTATTCTCGGCAAATTCTCTGTGTTCTAAGCGTGATAGTTTTTTCATTTTGTTTTTATTGTTTCTATAATTTTATTCGTAGTAGCACATTATAGCGACCTTCCAAGCAAGTGCCGGGCCTGTGCGCCAAGTAATTCGTTGCCAGAAGGTCGGATGGTCAATACCCTGATACCAAGCAGGTGTACCAAGCATTTTGAAAAATAAGTGTATGAATCGGAGTGTATTCATGTTGTTTTGTTGTTACTCATTTTTAGCAGTTTCTTAATCCCCCAAACCACCAGACAGGCAGCGCAAACCACCAGCGTAGTGTACATCGCAAAAACCACGACAAGGGGGATTATCTCGGAGATGTTCGGGCTCATCGCATCCCCAGCATTACAACCCCGAAAACTATTATAAAAACCACCACCAGCGTTGCCAGCGTTGATAGCAGAATCGCCATTTCAATCATTTTTTCCCTGTGTTCCTTTTCCATTGTTTCCATAGTTTTATTTCCTAATCTTTCAGTTCATCAACCATTTGTTCAAAGGTCTTTGCATCGGGCAAAAGCCCCTTTTCGTAGCACTCCCGCATTTTCAGCATATTCTCCGGGTCGCACTTTTCCATTTTTCCCATGTACCGCAGGATTTCCCTTGTCAGATACCCAACCAACGCTTGCGCCTTTTGCTCCTTTTTCTGCGCCTCGGCAAGCCGCAGTATCAATACCAGTAATTCTTTGTTGTCCATGTCGCTAAAATAATATCGGGTGTTTTTTCTGTATCTCCGTTCTTGCAAATCCCAACTCCTCAATCTCCCGCTTCTTTGCCGTGTATACATCTATGAGGTCTTTCGCCTCTTTGTAGAACGTTTTTTTAATCTCAAACCCATACGCCTTGCGGTTTAACTCCATCGCCGCTATTATTGTCGTGCCGCTCCCCGCAACCGGGTCTATTACCACATCGCCCTCATCGGTAAATATCTCAATCAGCCTCTTTAATACCCCTATTGGCTTTTGCGTAGGGTGTATCTTGGGCGTTTCCGTATCCCTTTCCCAGTCCATGATATTAAATACCATTTTGCCGTTATTATTGAACTTCGGTAGTTTTTCGCGGTATAAAACAAGTGCGTATTCAGCATTACCAACTATCCGCATATTTGCCTTCAGCACCTGTGCCGAAAAGTTTTTGCGGAATACAAGGTTTATGTAATTATTAAGCCCGTAACGTTTGGCAAGCTCGATTAGGTAAAACTGCTGCTCAAACTCACAAAACACAACCATTGCCGGGGCGCATCCCCTTTCCTTCGGCTCTCTCTTTAACATCTTACTACAAAAATGCATGAACTCGGCGGGTCGAAAGTTCTTGTCCGTATCAAAAAATTCCTTCCCGGCAAGGCTGCTCTCCCCGTTCTTGTTGTCGCCACCTATATACCAGCTCGGATTAGACCCATACGCATTTACGCCTATATTGTATGGAATGTCTGCAATAATCAATTGCGCCTTCGGTATCTGGTAGGACTTATAATTCTGGAAGTGATCATTTATTAACATAACCCTAAAAACTTAACGCCAACTGCTCGGCATGAACGGGAACGATTAGCTTGTAAGACGAGAACGTCTTTTCCCCCTGTTTGACGTTTTCGCTGCGTATCACATACCCCTCATCCCTTAATTCCCAAATCCTTGCGCCCAAACGGAAGCATCCGTAAAGGTTCAACGCTTCAAGCGGTGTAATGGTCTTGCCACTTTGCAAGTGCCGTAAAATCGCTTCTTTTTGTGTTTGTGTTTCCATAACTTTTTGTTGTTTTTGTTTTTTGTTTTTGTCTTACTGAATCATCATCGGCATCAGAAGTGCCAAAACATCATCCTCGCTTATCGGAGTAAAAATGGCGGGCTTGTCCTTTGACTGCAACGCCACCTGTACCCTATCTGAATCCATACTGGAAAGTACCTCGGTAAGCATCGCCCCCTTGAAGCCGATCTCCATATCCTCGCCCCGGTACTCGCAACGGATCTCCTCTTGTGCCGAAATTCCGTAGTCCATATCCTGTGCGGAAACCAAAACCCGATCACTTGTTATTTTCAGTCGGACAAGGTTCGCATCGGAGGAGCACACACCAACACGCTTTATAACGCTCAAAAAGGCGGTGCGGTTGATTTCCAACTTGTGCGGATTGGTCGGAATGATGCTTTTGTAGTTCGGAAAATTCCCCTCAACCAGTCTTGACGTTAAGACATATCCCCCAAAGCGGAAAACCACGCTTTTTTGGTTATATTCCACATCCACAGGTGTCGGACTTAACAAATTCCGCAATAAATGGGCTGTTTTCTTTGATATAATCAACGAACACCCCTCCACTGGGGCAACACCATACATTACCAGTTTATGTGCGTCTGTGGCGACGAAATGCCCGTTTTCCAAATCAAGGAATATTCCATTCATCACGGGGCGCAAAGGATCATCCCCTGCGGCATAGAAAGTTTTTGCCAAAGCATCTATCAGAACTTCTCCCGAAAGGGTTACCCGATTTTCCGTTTCGTTTGCGGTTCTCGGGTAGTCGTTTATGTCAAATACGGGTAGGGTAAAATTCCCTCCCTCCCAGGTTATTTGCGCCTGTTTGTCAATGTCAAAAGTCAAAGGCTTGTCGTCTATCCCCCTGACAAGTTCGGTCAGCACTCTTGCAGGAGTACAGGCTTCCCCTGCCTCGGATACATCCGCAAATCCTGAAACGATTATCGTATTTTCCATGTCCGAAGCCGTTACGCTTATTCCCTCTTCGGCTTTTATCAGAAAGTTGTCCAGAATCGGGAGTGTGTTCCTTGTGTTGATTACCCTGCTTGCAGATACAAGCATTTTGGTTAATTCGTTGCTGTTGATTGTGAATTTCATTTTGTTTTATTTTTGTTTTTTAACTGATTAACGCTAATGCCGCCCGGTAAGCATCCCGCACCTCCTGGTTGGTTCGCAGGGTGGTTCCCGAAACCTCCCTGAACTCCCGTGCATCCATCTTGCTGCGCTTTGGCACGTACTCTATAACATCTACACCTATGCGCTTGCAGAATTTTATTATCTGCCTGCCAACCTCGTGGTTTGCCCCTACGTGGTTGCCGATTTTTGCCGCCTTCCATGCGTTATCCCTGCCCCCCACATGGAAATTCGTGTGATTCATCCACCCGGCCTCAACAACTACAACAAGGGTTTTATCCAACGCTTTTGCGTTTGCTTGTTCTGTGCGTATTTTTAAGCATATATCGTACATATCAAAGCACCCCGTTTCCTCAATCTTCATATCTCCGCCAAGCCGACAATAGCCGCTTTTGTCCACATCGGGATCTACCCCTATCACTCCGTATAAATCCACGTATATCTGTTTATCCACGTATAACCTCATTTGTTTATCTTTTTGCATTTATTAAATCCACTTTCCTTACCCAATAGTTTTTCCCGTCAACCTCAAGCCGCTGAAATTCATCCATCACCGCCTGCCCGTTTGCTATCTCATTGCACATCTGGTTGTAAGAGAAAAGTTTTGCTCTTTTGTCAAACGAAACCACGTCTGCCACGTTTAGCTCCCTGTATTGGAAATTATCTATCACTTGGTTTACGGCATCCTCCAATCGCTGACCCGTAAAGCCGTTTTTTACCAGTCTTTCGTACAACACATCAAAGAACCCGTTTCCCATTTTCGGGAATGCGGCACGAAGCCTCTTAATGGATTTCGCTATCTCGTCAGGCGTTGCGCAGGTGTCGCTGTACAGGCTTAAAGCCAATTCTCCGTTCAAACTCCTCCGCAGTCTGCTCTCCGCTGTCGTATCTCTCGTACTCAAGCCGGATTGCGGTTTCTGCAAGTCGCTGACCAAGTTCTGCATCGTCATTATTTGTCCTATTGATTTTTCCATCGCTTTCTATTATTTCATCGTTCCATGATTCGTTGTTAAGGTAGGTTTGCGGGTTCTTTCTGAACTTCTTGTCTGGTGTCGCCCTAACGTAGTCTTTGGTGTGTTTGAAGATTTCCCCGATTTCCCTTTTGGGGATCTTCCGCCATTTGGCCATGAGCTTCTTCTTGTCGCCAACTTTTTTGTCATACAGGTTCCACCACATTTCAAATTCAACGGAATATTCTGGATCGGGTTTTTGTTCCCCGGTTTTTTGCGGTTCCGCACTTTCCCCCATACCCCCTTTAACTACATCTTCATTTGTATATTCATATTCATTTTCATATTCAGGGTTTTGTTTAACTTTTTGTTTAAACCCTTGTTTAGGGTCTTGTTTAAACAAATTTGGGTTACCACCACCTTTCTTTCCTGCTGCTGAACGCGCCTCACTCCTCGCATTGTCTTTAACCATACGTGGTTGCAGCAATCTGTCGCCATCAATTATCAAAACGCCCTCTGCGACAAGCTCCTCCAGCGCTTCTAAAATCTCCTCATACGTAAAAGTCAAAAGTCGGGTGAGGATGTAAGCAAATTTTTCAGTCATGCTCGGATTTTGTTTAAACTCTTGTTTAAGCCTTTGTTTAAACAAAACAAGTTCTCCGTAGGTGGCCTGCTTGTGCAGAATGCACATTATTTTGATGTACACACCCTGTGAGGCAGCACTACACATATTTAGTTTTTCGTCCGTCAGGTAGTCCTGTACATATAGGGGAATGTATGGTTGGTTTCGTAGTGCCATGATGTTTAGATATAATTTTTGTATTGCTGGTAAAACTGCTCGAAATACAGGTCTTCGGGGTTGGGTAGTATTATACCCTCCCCGGCTGCGAACTGCTGCACCTTGTCCAGAAAAGCGGTAAATTCGGCAGTATTGAGTTTGGTTGTCGTTCCACCGCTGCGCTCCTCCCCGAAAACAACAACCCTGCGGGTAAGAAAATGGTCTTTGAAATAGTCGTGTAAATCTTCCACCTCGTTACCCGTTTCAGCAGAAATGCAGTTGAGCCATAAAAAATAGAGGCGGTTCTGCGGTATGCTGCGCCTCTCCCTGTGTTGGGAGATTGAAACATCATACCGCTTTCCCTCCTTCAGCTTTTCAATGTAGGAAATGGCTGCTTTTTTCGTTTGCTCATTGACTACCTTAAAGACCATTTTTCAAATTCTTTAAAAGGGCAAATCTGATTCATCGGGTGCTCCTGTAGTGTATTCCCCTTTGGGTTCCTGCGGCTTTTCGTAGAGCTTCATCGTAAGGTTGAACCCTTTGATTTTCTCGCTTTTGGGTATCCATAACGCCACATCCATATCTTCGCCGTTCAGTCCTTTGATAATGCCTTTCGCATAGGGATGGTTTCCTCCTTTGGTGTATTTGTCGTTTTTCCAAACCACACCCGTTCCGTTTTTCTGTTCGTAATTGTCCATAATATTTTATATTGGTTGATATTTGTAGTACTTTTCCAACTTATTTCCAACCTGTTCAATAAGCATCCGCAGACGTTTGCGGTATTGCCCGAACAGTTCAAAATCGGGATATACACGGATTATAAAGGGTTTCATTCCTTCCACGTAAGCCATGAAGTCCCAGTAGTCAAAACCCGTAACGAAAAGGGAGCCCTGCACCTGGTGGCGGTACTCCGCAGGGAGTGTTCCTGCCTCAATGTATCCCATCAGCGTTTTGGGCTTCGGGCATTTGATTTCAAGCCCGAAATTCTCGCCTATCCCATCGGGGCTTATGCCGATCCAGTCGTAGAACTCATCCTCCTCATCGGGCAGGATGAATCCAACCTCCCGGACTTGTTGTATATTTTCCACGTACCACGCCCTTGCTTCGGGCTCGGTAAGTGTGCCGTTCTCCATGTCTGCGGAAACATAGCCGCTTTCCCGCTTTTTCGTGATTATCTCACAGGCAATGTCGGTTATAAGGTCATTGTATCCTTTTGTGGAAAGACCCGACACAAGGGTCGCAAAACGGGTTCCCGTTACCCTTGCTGCACGTACTTCATACCACGCCTCGGAATGTTGCTCGTGTTCAAGTATTATCATAGTTCAAGGGTTTTGTCAAGTTCCACCATGTGTTCAAAGACCTCAAACGACATCTTCTTCCACGTCATTATTACCACCTCGTTGTGGGCTACATCCTCCTCGGTTACTTCGGGGCGCAGGACACCGGCCACCAGCAGATCCTTTACATAACTTTCCGCAAAACCAGAATAGCGGGACTGCTCCTTTTGTAGTGCTTTCCCGAAATTGGACTGACGTTGTGGGCGGTCTGGTTTAATTACTAAGAACTCGCCCTTTGTTCCGTCTTTCTTCTGGTAGGTGCGTTTCTCCTCTGTAAATTCAGCCTCTTTGCCAGGAACAAAGAATGTTTGCTCTTTGCTTTTGGCGGTATAGAAAGCCATTTTGCCGTCATAGTGTACGGCATGGGAGTACAAGGTTCCGAACTTGCTGGGAACCTCTTTCTTGTACTCGGTTTTTGTGATAAGTGCCTTCATGATTTTATTGTTTAAGTGTTGTTGGGGCGGTGGGAATCGAACCCACACCCTTTTCCAATTACGCCCCAAATGGTCTTTGAACTACCAATTATCCGCTTCCTCTGTCCAGTTGTGCCTGGATATCGGTGCCCAAAAATCGAACTCCGTATCGGGTTCGTCAAGCGAAGGCTCTATCAGGTCAATATCTGAACTGTGATGCCTGTAAATTTCATCGTCTGTGTTGTAATTCATAAGTAATGTCTTTGCAGGATAGACACAGGCTCCCATATTTGGGCCTTAACTTCTGCCATAACCTCGTTGTTTGTACTTCTTCTTATATGTGCCCTCTTTGTGGTGCCATCAGGCATGGTTACCTCTACGGTAAGTGTGATCCCGAAGATTTGCGTTACCATATTAGGTCGGGGATCGTAGTTGATAATCCGGTAGTTGGTACCGAACTCTTCGGACAAAAGTTGCTCAATATCCTTTCTCAGGATTGCGATGTTTTCGTCAGTCATTTTATTGATTTTTAGAGGATTTGTTTGTTATACTCCATAGATTCAAGCCATACATCAGTTCTGCATACCCCTGGGCATCTTCCCAGTTTTCAAACTTTCGCCAATCTTCCCCGATCCATGCGTCATGGATCAAGTACTTTATGCAGAACCAGCTTTTTGTATTTTCCATATTGTTTTTGTAAAAAGAAAAGGGGGCTTGTGCAGACTTAACCATAGTACGTATAACCTCTTTATGCATGAAAACACTTTGCACACCTCACGGCTGCCCCCTTTATAGTATTATTCCCAATTGATTCATTATTCGTAGGAACCGGCTATCGGTGCCTAATTCATTTTTACATACCTCGATAACCTTGTTTGCACTCACAATCGTTTTTTTGGTTATCGGGTCCGGACTATCCTTTTGCATCTCCCTGAACTCTTGAAACTCCTTGTCGTATTGCAAGAGATCATCGTATTTTATCAGGTAGTAGATTATCGTTGTGTGTGTGCAACCAAGGATATCAGCGATATTCTGCAAGGTCAGACCATTGTCGCGCAATTCACGTGCTTTGATCATTTGCCCCCAAGCCTCTATTCTTGATCTCTTCCTGCCTTTCATTTCAGTAGTTCTATTGCCATTTGGGTTTCCCTTTTTGTGAGGGTTACTGCCTTATTCATTGCCCCAGATATTTTTTGTTATTCCGTAGGTTTTGAATACGGCCTCTACGTTATGCGCTTGCGATACGCGCATTTCGCGCAAACCCTTTAAGTATAGCCGGAAGGTTACCCGGTTGTTTATGCCGAGTGCTTTCCATAATTCCAACGTTGCGGCTTTTACATCTTTCACGCGTAACTGCCTAAATCCGTTTACAAATCCGTTTTGCATATTAAGTAATTTTGTGTATTTTTTTCGTTCTATTATAGACCACTTTTGTGGTCGTTGCGGTTACGTATTGCAAAGATAGTAATATTTTGTGAATTATTGCATTTTTTTTTGAAATTTTTCGTTTTATTTTGTTAAATAATTTTTATTAATCTGATAATGAATGATTTAGATGTAATGGAAATAAGGGAAAAATCCGGGCTTAGCCTACCAAAAAGGGGCAGTAAAACGCTCCTTTGACACCTATATCAATCTTACCTGATAGGTGCTATTTTGTGAAGTGGTTAGTACCACTACCCACTTGCGAAGAGATGTCCAGTTTTTATGCACACAAACTGGACAATGAATGGTACACATAAAAAAAATATGTACCGATTGGGTACATATCAAAGTGGTCAGATTCGACCACGTTAAAGGAACGGGACTTTGTGGATTATCCAGTCCTTATAAACTATCGGAAAAGGTTTTGATTTGAGCGAATGGTAGGGCAGCACGTCAAAGCCCTTTGCCACGCATAATTTCCTGAAATTGCCCCAAACCTCAATGGTCGGGGCAATTACTACTATTACATTTTGGCGTTTCATGGTCGTGTGTTTAACGTATTGTACCGTAAGAATCAATCTCGTTTCGTGTCATATATTCGTTTAGTTCCATTGCCTTTTTATATGGCTTTCGGGATAATTAAGTTTTCCGCACATACAATCAAATATTTGTCTTTGAGTGTATGAAAATGAATGCAGCATTTCAATTACTTTGTTTTCCCATCCATTTTCCCTTGCTATTGCGATACATCTTTCATAAGTAATGGTTATTTCAGTAAATCTGCTTTCATTTCTCAATTCATAAGGATTATATCCCCTTATAACTATGAAGTTTTTTGCTTTCTGAACTGCCGCACCAATACACCATTCAGTTGCTTCGTACAAAAAGGGGAAATCTTTGAAATCTGATTTCCATACTGTAATTGTTTGATTTGATCTCATTTTTTCTTAATTTTTAGTTTTTGTTTCCCTTCGTTGGTGCTAAGGTACAACTTATGTTTCTAATATCCTAATTTCTTTGTAATTATTTTCAATATTTTTCTACTTTTTTTATGTTTTTTACCAAACTCATTGATTTTATGGGGTTTACTTTGTGAACCAGATGCGGTAATATTTACCGCTTTTAGTGCGTAGATTAAACCCTGTTTAAGTTATGACCGCAAAAGTTAAATAGCGAAATTCTTGTTTAAGTTACGGCGGTTAATGTAACGGCGGTTACTGTATGTTTTCAGGTATAACCGAAATGTTTCTCGTTTTATTATATGTTTATGCGTATAACCGAAACATTTTTCGTTTGATTATATGTTTTCAGGTAGAAACTTTTGGCGATTAATTATACTCCTTCAAGTATATCCGCCAAATATCCGTCAATATCCACCATTTTGTTTTCCAATTTTTGGCAGTATCCACCATATTTTGCCGTATATTTGCTACTTACAATAACCAATTTTCTATACTTTTTGTTCATTACAATGACCATATTTACCAAAATTTGTGCATTATGTTGACAAATTTTCCTCAAAGTATGAATAATACTGTATTTTGTGGAGTTGGATTCCAAATAATACATTCCTCAATATCTCCAAATTTGTGGAGTTTTGGGAATAGATGTTACTTACGCACACGACAATCGGGAATTATCCGATTATGTAGTTGAAAATAATCAAAAAAGGCTGATTTTTGCGAACATAACCATAAACTGGTGCTTTTGGCAAGTTATCACTTGTGTAGTTGGCGCATTTTTACTTTGTTTGAAATTAAAACAGCGGAATGTAAGATATTCTTACTTGCCGGACTTCAGATAGTCCAAAACCCTTCTGTTTGCTTTGTCAATCTTCTTTCTATTGAATTGGATGTAGATGTCCGTCACATCGCCCAGGCTATGCCCCAGGGCTGCCGAGATTGTTTCGATAAAAAAAGGAGCGGTTTATTGCTCCTTATTCCCTGTTTGACCCCTATAAGAAAACGGGCATTATGCCCCACGTTATACGGGTATCGTTTTCCCGTTGTAAATCATTCTGTTGAGCATCTCAAATTCTCCGCTTTCATCCTTTTCAATTCGTGCAAAGCCTTGTGTCCATCGGTTTTTGGGGTTGTAACGTGGGTGTAAATTACATAGACACCCGATTGACCAGCTCCCGTACAGGTTCCCGTTTATATCGGGTCTGAAATCCGACTGTGTGATATGCGAGTGTGCCGAAATCGTGTTGTCCATCGTCTTGCTTAATCGGTTGTAGGCCACATGGATTCCACCGCCACCCTGGTACTCGTGCCCGTGAATGATGTTCGCCTTACCATAGACGATATGCCTGTAATCCTCGATAATCTCCACGTTGGAATCGTCAAAGAACAGGTATTCGCTGTATCGTGCCAAATCCAGGACTTCGGGGAACTGTACGGCCAGCCTTTCATGTGAAAGTTCCCTGCGGATGTCGTGGTTTCCCTTTTTCAAAAACACCTTGCCGAAACACTCCTGTAAGAGCTGGAGTATATCCACGCCCCATTCCCGCTCATCCCAAAACCCGTTCATGGTAATTGCGCTGCGGTCAAACTTGGAAAACCCGTAATAATCCATGAAATCCCCGTCAATAATAACACTATCACATCCCTTTTTCACTCCGTAGTTTATCGCTATCTCGGTTGCCCGCCTGTCGTAAAATTTTGAATGCAGATCGGCAATGACAAGTGTGTTTTTATACTGTTTTGGGATGATGTATGGCTCCGGGTTTGGCAATTCTTCAACGGGATTGGAAATAAGGGCAAACCGCTTGCTTAACAGTTCATCCACATTTTCGGTCTTTGAGCGGATCGTTGCCCCTGCCGCCTTTGTTACATAACGCACATAGTAACGTGCATCTTCCCTGTCCTTGTATGTGTCTGGGTTTTCCTCAAACAAGACTGTTGCTATGTATGCCTTGCTGTATCCCCGTTTGTGTTTTTCGCCAAGATTGGTGTATTTATCAACAATCCCTCTCGCTATATCTACCTTTCCTTTTTCCCTCATTATTTGTTTTTTATTGTTCATCGCTCAAAGAGCGTCAATGAATACCCTACCTGCAAATAGGGTTTTATGCCGTTACGGTACATCCCGCCCACTTCGGCAAATAGTCCATCCCTGGCGTATCTTGCCCCGATACTCGGTAGGAATAAATCAGGGGCTGCCAGAAACCGAGCCTCAATGGAAAACACGTTTCTTGCCCTGTTTTCTTCGGTTTTAACGATTGTTGTGGTCTGTGTAGTAGGGAAGACCAGGATGCTGTCAAGTTTCGGATTATAGCCGGAAACCCACGCCTTATAAGATTCTCCCGTGTAGTATTTTTGCTCAATCGGAATCACAAGAGTATCTCTGACGAAATACGGCTCTCTGATGGTGTCCGTGATTGAAAGCAGGGTTGGAACCTGCGCTATCGGATATGCTTGTATAGTCAGCGGTATGGCAACATCCGAGTAAGGCTCGGTTATTCGTACCGTGTCGTGAGTTATTACCGTCAGGGTGTCAGTTACCGTGCATATCGGTACAGTCAGCTTTGACCTGACTACAATGCTACACACAATACCAATTATGATACCGACAAGTAAAATTCCGAGATAGTTGAGTATGTTTTTCATCCGTTAAACTCCGTTATTTTTCCAGTTCTGCCAAATGCGAGTGTGTCAATATGCACCCACGTTACAGACCTTTCAAGCCGTATGGGATAGGGCAGCAGGTGCGCAATCTTTTTAATCTCCTGCCGCATCTGCTCCGCTTCGTAACCCTGAAAAGTCCAATCTCCTGCGCACCATAATACGTGACCAGACGGGTAGGGTTTTATTTTTGTACGCACCAAGTCGCACATATTACATCTTACACCCCTCTGTGTCAGCCCTGCGTAATTGCAGAACATAGGTACGCCGAAATGTCGCCTTAAAAACAGGATTGTTTCCAAGTAATCTTCACGGAAAAATCCCCATGACAATTCTCCGAAAACTTGGTACACATGGGGGCAGACCAGTTCCTTTATGTCAAAGTAGTTTTTAACTTGTTGTATGAGTATTGTTCTATCCATTTATTTCCATCTGTGCCCTACACACTTAAATTCGGGCAGGTCGTATTGTATCTCATTCGCCGCTTCTGCCAACATTTCTTTCAACGTTGCTGGAATCAAATCATTGCGCTTGTACACAAACTCCACAAACAGGCTGCCTACCCAGTCTTGTTCATCGTGTAGTCTGCGTATTACCGCTGATTCTGTCCCATTGCAGTAAAAAAGAGCTTTTGCCCTATTGTCCCGTACATCCTTTGCCACGTCTGCATAAAAGATAAATTCCCTCTTTGATAAATCTGCCGCAAAATTGGCAATCTCAGAAAGGGAAAGTGTGTCCTCTATTGCATTTTTAGCCAAGCCCTTACGCTTAACTTCAATTCCCACAGAAAGGTATAAGGCGTTTGTCAGCGGATGCGGTTGTGCTATGTACACCCTGTCAGCTTTTGTTTCGTACAGGATTCTCCACAATATTCCGTATATCTTCGCCATTTTTTCGTTTCTGATGTCTGACTTTGTGTCAGCATCCTTTTTCATCTGCTCCAGCTTCGCATCGGTTTTTTTGTTTTTTGCGTATTGGTTATACGTGAAATAACCCAGTAATATTGTGCCGAGTGCGGTAATGATTCCTGCGATTTGTGGCCATATAACGGCTGCGTTTGATTCAAGTAGGGTGGTCATAGCTTTTAGTTTAGAACGCCTTAGCGTTGGTGT